AGGGTCCTTCATTAAGCGGGACGATTGTTACAAAGAACGCCGCAAAGCAGATTGTGGTTGGACCAGTTCTCGTTCCTGGTGAAAAGGACAGTGATGGTGAATCTCTCACTTCACAAAAGATTGAGCAGGTGGCTTACGATTTCATGGAACATTTCAGGTACGTGGACCTAAGCCATACCCTAAAACAATCCGGAGTACCAGTATCCTCAGATCTTTTGCGCTTCGAGGAACGGTATGAGATTGATGGGGAGGAAATGGTTCTTCCTGCGGGCACCTGGATGTTGGGCGTGAAGGTGCATGAAGATGCTTGGCCTGATGTAGAAAGCGGCTCATTAAAAGGGTTCTCCGTTATGGGTGCTAAAAAGAATGACGTGGAATCTTTCATGGCTGCAAAGAGTGCAGGGCCCATTGGGATGCACTTTGATGGTACGAAATATAGAAAGACTTTGCTCAAGGATCTGGGACCGGATTGGGTTGGAGTGGCGGTCTCCATCCTTCCTAATCCTTCAGTTTTCAAGAGCAGGTTTATAGCGGTGAAGGAGGAGGGCGACAGCTGGTACAGGCGACTCCTTCATGGATTAAAAGGCAAGAAAAAGGAGGAACCAACTATGCCTTTGACGGAAGAAGAAAAACAGGAGTTCACAGATCTTATTAAGACTGAGACCTCCGCAGCGGTAAAAGCAGCTGTCCCTGAGATTGTGGAAGCAGTCACAGAGAAAGCTAAAGCGGACCCTCCTCCCGCGGAAGAACCAAAGGAGAATGAGGAAATAACAGCTCTTAAGGGCAAGATCGAGGAAATGGAAGCTACTCATAAGAAAGATCTCGAGAAGATCGATGAGTTCATCAAGACTGTTTCAACGCCCAACGCGCTCAAGGGCTCCAGCCCGTCGGAACCTGCCGTCCCCAATTTCAAGAGGGATATAGCGGGCCGTCGGATTTATGATTAGGGAGGTGCATCTTGCCTACACTATCTGAAATGCTGGCAAATTTGGATGCTGCCTTTAAGGGCATCACCACGCAGGCTACTCTGGGTGATACGATCCTGGAACCGGAACAGTTTAACCGCTATGTCCGGACCCTGCAACACAAAACTGTCGTACTCCAGAGGTACCGCTTGCAGATCATGAACGCTCCCAAGGTGGACATCGATCGCATTGCTTTCGGTGAAAGGGTCATGGGACCTCCTCCGGTAGAAGGACAGCCCAAAGCTGAAAGCGATTGGGTATCTCCTCAGTTCGCTCAACATCAGCTGATCTCTGCGCGCATGCAGGGAGTGGTTTCGATCACAGATCAGATGTTGAGGAATAACCCTGAGCGGGCGGGACTCCAGGGAACCATAGTCGACATGATGTCGGAACGTGGCGGACTGGACATCGAAGAGCAGGCGATCAAGGGTGACACCGGATCAGGTGACGCGTTTCTTGCACTCAATGATGGTTGGTTAAAACTTACCAGACGTGAATGCGTTGAAGACGCTGATGCTGCATACGATGATGCCTCATCTGCTTCCTTTTCGACAGGGGTTGGTGAAACAACCGCTACAGTGTGGTATGACAAGCTTCCTATAACAGAAGGAACCTTCGAGATTTATACTACATCAACTTCAGGAACCCTGGTTGCTGACGAAGATGGCGATGGTGTTATCGACCAGGTAGCTGCTTCAGGGATCGCTGGAACAATCGACTATGAAAATGGTAAGATCGTTCTCACTGGTCTCACAGCGTCCACGGATTACTTTGTTAAGTACACCGCGGAATCCTTTGACCGCAACGCATCCTCCGGAGTACTCTTCCCTGAGAACATGTTTGATCGCTTGATCAAAGTCGTTCCTAAAGAATACTTCATGCGTCCTTCGGAATGGGATCTCAATGTTCCTTGGTGGGTTCTCAAAGCCTATCGCGATATCCTGAAAGCCCGTGGTACAGATCTTGGTGACAAGTTCCAGACCACCGGCAGTGGAGCCGTTCGCGTGCAGTACGAGGACGTCTGGGTTCAGTATGTTCCGAACATGCCGAAGAACAAGGCGTGGCTCACACATCCTGACAACACCATCTACGGAATTTTCCACGAGGTGGAGATGGAACAGGAACGCGAAGCGAAAGCAAAGCGCACGGATATCATAATCGATACCGAGACGGACTACCAGTTCGAAGAACCGGAAGCCACCGTCGTAGCAACAATCTATTGACCCTAGGGTGGGGGCTTCGGCCCCCACAAAAGGTTTAAAACTATGACTGAATTTACAAAACAAGAACTTTTAGATCTTAAGCCATGTATGGAATGGAAAATTGAGATCTTACGTTGGCCGAGACTTATCATAACTGCCAAGGAAATCAAAGAGACTCTTGATGAATCCGGCAAAAAGAACTATGAGTTCGTGCAAATCATGAGCCGCTCAGATAAAATGGCCACTGCGATGATCAAGGAAGGTGTCGCTAAAGATGTGGAAGATAGATTCGGACGGACTCCTCTACAAGTGGCTAAGGAAAGAGGTTTTGTAGATGCAGCCAAAGTTTTAAAAGAGGAGGTGTGAAATGGCAGTATATGAATTTGGTCCGGATAAGACCTACGCCAGTCCACAGGCTGCTCTTGAAGCCTTAGCTGCTGCTGTTGGTAGTGCTGAATTTACGGAGACTCATATTTTACGTGGGTACACCGGAACCTATACACCTCCTACAGGTGATACAGTACTAAACATTCACACCGTAGAACCTTCATTATTTTTATCAGGACCTCACTGGTTGAAAATTGAAGGGGCTGAAGGTGAGAGTGTAAAGTTTGAAGGGAAATATTGCGCAGACGCAGATCAAAGATTCATGAACAATGTATGGTTCTCTAATATCGAAATGGAAGTCACTGAGAATGATGGGCGTGCTTTAAACTTTGCCTACTTTAATGGGTTAATTTGGATTTTTCCAGACGGCTTCCTGTATGAAGACTGCAACATTCACTGCGATGAGGGTTTAACTGGTACTTATGGAATCTACAATGCTTCTTACCGGACTTTTATAGAACAATCAAAGATCCAGGGATTTAGAACCTGCGTAGGTATAAGGGATGAGACTTTTGGGCATGGACTTATTACTACCTTTATGAATGGATCTATACTTGAAAGTCCTGAATACGGGTTCTATATTTTCGATGATCAAGTTGAAGAAGCGATATATCTGGTAAGTGCTTTAGGTTGCACTATAAAATCTAAGATTGGTGTTCATGCTTCTGGATCAGCGTGGAATCTTGGAGCTGCAATTAGCTTCAACTCCATTTGGGATCACAGTGTAGAGGACGGACTGGTTGTTGAAATTCCGGACATAGGATCTGGATCATTTTACTTCTATGGTGATGGATCTTTATTCTCAGTTTACGAATACTTCTTAGATGACAAATGGGGATCTTACACAGTAGAAGATGCAATGACATTTTATAGAGCCATGCTAAGAGCTCATTTACATTCCAATGCTGTGGCAGGTGAACCTGATTACTTAAAACTCGATGAGGATCTATATCCGGAATCCGGTAGTCCGGCTTTGCAGTTCGGCGTAGGAGCGCCCTATCTCAGCCTTAATGGTGTTAGTGGATCCAGGGGAATGACCGACTGTGGAGCGTACCAGCCTTCACCTATTGGCTACTGTACCCCTGACCAAGTCATTCGAATGACCGGAATACAAGACCAGGAATTTGAAGAGATCGAAGGAAGACTAAATGAGCAGCTGATTATATGGATTAGCCAAGCTTCCCAGATCATTGACCAATACACACTGAAAACTTGGGACTACCCATGGCCGGAAGGAATTTGCAGAGCTTGCACCATGATGGCGTCCAACATTGTAGGACTTGCAAGACAGCGTAGGAAATTGGATGCGATATCTCCGCAGGACATCACCCTTAAAATAGTTCGTGAACGTGAAAGTGAGATCCTTACTAGCGAAGTGAAGGAGATCTTGGATCTTTTCACCGAAGCGAAAATAGGTGATGGGACTGAGGACTACAGTAATTTTGGAATGTCAACTTACACGCACGAGGATGATGATGCATGATCCTTTAAAAGTAGAGTTTGATTTTTCAGATTTAGATAAGTTCGCTAGGGAATTTATTGTTGAAATAATCCCTGAGATCTTAGAGCAAGTCGCGATCTCACTCTTTGGAGAGATCTCAAAGGAGGCTCCGGTAGACACCGGGCGTCTGGCTGGATCAGTTAAGTTTCCGGAATCATCTGGAAAGAATGAATTCACTATTTCAATCAACGCTTACTATTGGAAGTATGTTCAGTTTGGAACAGGGATTCATGGACCCAGCAAAAAAGCCTTTGATATTTTTCCTAAGAGTAAAAAAGCCTTGAGCTTTAAAGCCGGTGGGCAGAACGTTGTGGTTAGAGCAGTTAGAAATCATCCAGGTCAAAAGCCTAATCCTTTTATTGATAGGGCCATTGATACAGTGGAAGGAAAGATTGATGAAATAGCGGATAGCATTATAGCGAGGTACGCTACATGAGTTTAATTTCAAAATTAGAAAATATTAGATCTGAGATAGGGAACCGGATAAAGAATAGTCTCGGGGAAGATATAAATGATTGCATCGTTGGAAGGAAGGACCAGGCCTACAAATTTAAGCCGCCCCTCATTTGGGTTCTCCCTGAACCAAGTACAATTAATCCGGAAGGGATGATGGCACTGCACGAAGATTGGTTCCCAGTGTATCACATCATTGGGATCTCGATGAAAAAAGATCCTGAAGATGCAAGGAAAGAAGCTGAGTCGCTAGCCATCCGAGCCAGCGCTTCCCTATTTAAGAACCCGACGACAGGAAACGTAGATAAAACACTAGGCGATTTAGTGCATTATATAAAGAGAATAGGGTGGTCACCCGGAGATACTCGTATCATAGATAATGAGACTCTTCATGGAGCCGCTGTCCAGATCAAAATGAGATTCGAAACAGAGGAGGTCGAATAATGGCTACATTACGCTACTTAGGATTAGCACTGGAAAATACTTACGGGGAAGATGTGTCAGATGCAGATCTGCACATTGATATCACGGGAGCGAGTCTCGATTCACCCAGTGAGCCCTTTATCCAGTACGAAGGCGGGATCGGAAGGATGCCCGCGAACGCGATACCCGGACCTTATGCTCCTTCGGGAGGGGCCGAGTTCGCAGCCAGCATTTCATCGTTGGCTTACCTGCTGCACTTGGCGTTAGGTGTTTCAGCGATTGATTCCACTAACGTATCATCTGTATCAGACGAAGACCATTCAACAGGTGTAGGAGAAACTGAGCTCGACTTTACGTTAGCCAGTTTCCCAGTTATCCAGGGCTCTTTCGAGCTCAATGACGGTGTCGCTACTCAGTACGCGCATGATGATGGGTGGGGAAAGATTGTTGAAGATGCCT